AGAATGTTACTAGTGATAGTGGTGTTGTAACATTGAACCTCTCAGAGGCTCAATCATTCCTCCTCACAACTTCTGAAAACATTACTTCCTTCACTCTCACAGGAGCAGTGGATAACTCTACTACGGCCTTTACAGTGAAGATTCTTCAAGGATCTACAGCTCGTGGAGTTGGCATTGATACATTCAGAACAAGTGGTGGTACTGCAATTCCGGTCTATTGGCCAGGTGGTGTTGCACCTATCGTAACACCAGAAGCGTCTAAAACTGATATCTATTCGTTTATGACATTCGATGGTGGTGATTCGTTGTTCGGTGTAGTTGGAGGTCAGAACTTCTCATGATAGGGTTTCACTTCAATAGGTCCATTCCTACAACTCTTAAGTTGAATGGACCAACCTTAGCATACCTAACACAACCAGTTGATACATCAGAATCAATCACTGGTTTTGTAACTTTCACTGGAATTGCAACTGCCACATATCCATCATCACCTGGTGATATTGTTGAGGGTACCTTTGAATTTCATTGGTATCTTGATAACACTGAGATTTTCAACTCCTCTGGTATCACTATTGTAAGTAGTGGTAATATTTCTACATGCACATTCTCAAATATTCCATCAACTAGTGATGGTAAGTTAGTAAAGATTGTTACAGATTATATTCCTGGAACAAATGAATCAAATGCTATTAATGATGATCTCAATTCAGATTCAGCTACACTCACATTGATTCCTGGTATTCAGATTATTACACAACCACAATCTGTTGAAGTTGCCACAGGAAACGATACAGTATTCTCTGTTGGTGCTCAACTTGAAGATGGAACAACTGATAATCTATTCTATCAATGGTATGTTGATAATCAACCAATCATTGATGGTGTATCAAGTGGATATACTTATAGTGGATCTGGAACTAGTACCCTTACTGTGAATGTTGGAAATGATGTTTCTGTTGATAAAGATATCTATGTAGAGGTTTCGCATCCACAATCCTTTAACTCTCCATTGAATTCCAATACTGTAACATTGAGTATTGTGGCACCAAGGCCAATTATTAAGTATGAAGCTTACACCTTTGATAACCAATATCAATCACTTGACATAGACTTCAATAACAATAGTTCTTATACTCTTGATGGTAATACTTTTGGATCCAATTATTCTATTACTCAATTCCACTCAACTGAGAAGAATAACATTCTGAATATTGAGATGTATGCTTCTAAGGGTACAAATAATGGCGGATATAGTGGTGGTAATGGTGGATTATCTACTATTAAATTTACTGCAGTAAAAGATATTGAATATACCTTGATTGGTATTTCTAACAACTCATCATTGTTCTTGTATCGTGGATCTAATTTGATTGCATGTGTGGGTGCTGGTGGAAATGCCGGAACATCTGGAAATGGTGGTGATGGTGGTGGTATTAATATTCCTGGATCTGATGGTGGTGGGAGACAAGGTGGTGTTGGTGGAACCAAAATTAATACTGGAACACTATCACTGAGTGGAACATATGGTTCAATATATCAAAATTCTGGCATTGAACTTTATCCTGGTGATTCAGTAGCAAACTCACCTGATGGTGGTAAAACAATTAGTTGTACTAAGGGTTCTTATTGGATTGATCAGGGTATCGCACCTTGTAGTGATAATAGTTCTTCAGATATCAAGTTTGTGAATGTTGATGGAACAACTATAACTGGTAGTAGTTTAGTCAAGAGAGGATTTAAACCTGGATATACCATTAGTAACACATCAGGTTTAGAAATCAACAATGGTGGTAGAGGTGGTAGTGGTGCAACTGGCGGAGGTGGAGGTACTTCTGGATCAGGAGGTGGTGGAGGTTCAGGATATACTGATGGGTCTATTATTGTAACTACAGCTGTTCTTGGTGGTTCAACTGGATCATCTAAAGTTGTCATGAGAGTAGAAGATACTGAGTTCATACACTTCTTTGATAATACTGTGAGACCTAGAAGAACCACTTCTCTTACAGGTACTGGCAATATTGTCAATATATCTGCTCAATCTGAGAATAGTGGTGGGCCACCTGGTGATCTCAACTCCAAACATTATCTCATCACAATGGATGCTGACTATACTGGTCTCACTATTGAAGTGATATCAGACCTCACAGCTGCTGGTGGTTCATCCGATCCAGACATGACTGCAGCATCAATACAGAAACAGAACTCCACTCAATGGAGAGTTTGGTTTGTTAGAGGTAACGGAACATCCAATACCTTTGTCAGAGAAGCATCTATCATTGGAAACGTATAAATAAGTATAAGGTGGATAGTGAAACCTTTATAGGAGAAAAATGGCTGTCAACAAGAATTTTGTAGTCAAAAATGGGATTGAAGTTGCAGAGGATCTAATCTTTGCAAATTCAGACCTAGGTAAAGTCGGTATTGGTTCCACTATCCCAACCACTACTCTTGACGTTAAAGGTCAGGGTATTGCAGCTGAAGATGGTCTGTTTACTGGAATTGTAACCGCAATATCTGAACTCAATGTGGGTTCAGGTGGAACAGTTATTACTGCATTGTCATCAGGTCTAATTGGACTTGGTACTGCATCTCCTCAATATAATGTTCATATTGTAAGACCAAATCCTGAAGCATCAGGTCAGATTTCAACCTCACTTTATGTGTCGGGTGATGTTACTGTAACTGGTCGTGTTCAATCAAACGCGATCACAAATAGTTCTGAGTTAAAAACTGGTAACTTAGATGTTACTGGAATTGCTACTATCAGTTCTATTGAGGCATCACAGAAAGAAATCTTCACTCAATTTGATGTAGTTAATAGTGGTAGTGGAGGATATCAGTTTAATGCAACTGGTATTGGTTTCACACAGAACACTAATAACCCTACACTATATCTGAATAAAGGTCAGAACTATCGTTTCAATGTAAACGCTTCTGGTCACCCATTCCTTATTAAGACCTCACCTGGAACTGGTACTGGTAATCAGTACATCAATGGTGTTGAGAATAATGGTGCCGCTGTTGGTATTGTAACCTTTAAGGTTCCATTCGACGCACCTAATACACTATATTATCAGTGTCAAAATCACGCCGCAATGGCGGGCACTATAATTATTGATATCACACCAGGTATCTCAATTGGTCTAGCCATTGCACTTGGCGGCTAATAAATATCACTAACACCCCGTAAAACAATGGCAGAATTATTTGTAAATGCGTTAGCTAAATCGGCAGGTATTGTTACGACCAGTTCCAATGGTACGGTTGCAGCTAATGCTATCATAATCACCGGTATCTCAACCGTAGGAGTAAGTGTCGGACATCTTGTTGATACCCCACACTTTAGAGGTGGTGCAAAAGTAAAAGTTATTGGCGTAGGTCAAGTCACTGTAGATAAAACATCTACAAATACTGCTTCTGCCGCTAATCAGAGTGTTAAGTTCTTAGGACCAACAGCCACATATACATCACCAGCTTCAACTAAAAGTATTTTGATTGGTGGCACATTCTCAAACCTCACAAATAATAATGTGAATATTACGGTTGAGGTTGTGACTGGTATAACATCTACCACAATTGCAAATAACATCCCTGTTCCTACTGGAAGTTCTTTTGTTATCAGTGATGCTGGTAAGACAGTATTGGCTGGAGGGGATGTGGTGAATATCTATTGTGATACAGAAAATGCTATTGATGTAACACTAGGTGTTCTTCAGGGGGTTAGCTAATGGCAGATAGAAGCGGTTATATCGGAAGAGCTCCAAGTGATAGTAGTGTCACGGTCGCTCGTCAAACAAATCAACCTACAACCACTACATCAACCTTTGTATTCAACTCTGGATATGATGTAGGATATCTTGACGTATATATCAATGGTTCTAAACTTATTAATGCACTTGACTATACTGCAACTGACACTCAGAATGTAACACTCACTACTGCAGCAGTAAGTGGTGATGTAGTTGAGTTTGTAGCTTACAAGGCTTTCAATCTATCTAACGTTGTTTCATCAACACCTGGTGATTTTTTAGTTGATGGTACTGTTACTGCCACATCATTTGTTGGTAGTGGTGCTAACCTCACCGATGTAATATCTGGTGTTGAACTTAAACAATCTGGATCAACTGTTGGTACTAGTATTACTGCTATCAACTTTAGTGGTGCTACAGTATCTGCACCAGTATCAGGATTATCTACTATTACTATCGCACAAACTCTAACACTTGGAGTAAGAACTGGAGTTGCAGTTACTTTTGGTCTTACTGGAAGTACTTTCAATATTTCCAATAGAGCTGGCGGAAATGTTCCCATCAATATTTGATAAATATCAACATAGGAGTTTAATTCAAAATGGCTAATAGATTTCCACTCATTGCCAATTCAAGTTCCAATCAAATTCAAGAACTTGCAAACGCAGACAATTTAGATTTAACTGGCAATAATGTTGTTGGAGTGGTTAATATTACTGCTACTGGTATTGCAACTGCAGCAAGTTTTAGTGGTAATTTAACTGGTAATGCATCAGGAACTGCTGGAGGATTATCTGGAACACCAAATATTGTAGTTGGTTCAGTAACAGGAACCACAGGAACTTTCAGTGGTTCTGTATCAGTTGGTGGGACAATTACTTATGAAGATGTAGCAAATGTTGACTCTGTTGGTGTCGTAACTGCTAGAACTGGTGTTGTAGTATCATCTGGTGGATTAAACCTAACTGGAACTTATAAAGAAAACATCACTGCAATGGGTGCATTGGAGGTCAATTGTTCAGCAGGAAACTACTTCAAGAAGACCATTAGTGGTAATAGTACATTCACCTTTGCTAATGTTCCAACAGGTGGTGCATATTCATTTACATTAGAACTTACTCATGGTAGTGGCACAGTAACTTGGCCATCATCAGTTAAGTTCCCGGCAGATACTGCACCGACCCTAACGGCGGGCAAAACGCATCTCTTCATGTTCCTTACGGATGACGGTGGGACAAGATTTAGAGGTTCATCACTAGTAGATTACGTTAATTGATATGAGTAACTTAACAAGAGCAATGATGATGGGTGCTGCTGGAACAGCATCAGATTCAACTTACGTTGATGATGTTTTTAGTACGTTTGTATATAAAGGCGACGGACAAAATCCACGCAATATTAACAATGGAATTGATTTAGCTGGTGAAGGTGGATTAGTTTGGGTAAAAGCTAGAAATCTTTATGAAAATAATATTTTGGTCGATACAGAAAGAGGTGCTACTAATCGTTTATGGAGTGACTCGGCTAACTCACAAGCTATAAATGGTGGTACAGTTAAAGGTTTTAATAATAATGGATTTCAGGTTGACAATAATGGTTATGTAAATGGCGGCTCTGGTACTTACGCCTCCTGGACATTCCGCAAAGCGCCTGGTTTCTTTGATGTAGTTACTTATACGGGAAACGATGGTGGTGCAAGTCAAGTAATTAATCACAATCTTGGTAGTACACCTGGCATGGTGATTATAAAACCTTTAGGATTTGGCGGATGGTATGTATATCACAGAAGCATTGGATTTGGTTCCTCGTTACTATTAAACAGCACCTCAGATAATTCATTTGGCTCATCAGTTGAAGCATCCAGTAGTACAACAATAACTGTAACAGCTTCTGTCAATACTAATGGGGGTAGCTTTGTCGCCTACATCTTTGCTCATGACGACGCATCGTTTGGCACGGGTGGTGATGAAAGCATTATTAAATGTGGGAGTTATACAGGTTCTTCATCAAATTCCTACTCACAAGAAATTAATGTGGGATTTGAACCTCAATGGTTGATGGTTAAAGCTAGTGGCAGCACCGGTAGTTGGAACGTAGTTGATACTATGCGTGGATTTGAAGGTCAAGGTGTGTCAAGCCCCCCTGACTCACGATCATTATTATTTAATAGTACTAGTAACGAAGATGATATCATATCCCTTGGCAATGGTGCCAAAATAAAAGTGACTTCTACTGGATTTAAGTTTGAATCTGAAACTAATATTCAATTTAACGAAAACGGTGGTACTTACGTCTACATGGCAATCCGCCGTCCTAATAAGCCGCCGGAAGCTGCGACGGAAGTGTTTGCTATAGATACAGGTAATAGTTCTTCCTCTGGACCAACATGGGACAGTGGGTTTCCTGTTGATTTAGCTTTTGCTGCAACTTATGCTAATACCGGTGATAAAAAATGGGGCGCAAGGCTAACAGGCCAGAAGTATTTAAAGTCTAACGCATCAGATGCACTAGCTGCTGAAAGTAATTTTATGTGGGACCATAATGACGGTTGGGGCATATATGAAGGCGTGAGCCAAATATCCTATATGTTCAAGCGTGCCCCAGGCTTCATGGATGTAGTTAACTACACGGGGACAAGTTCATCCAACAGTATACCGCATAACCTTGGTGTTGTACCCGAGCTTCAAATTGTGAAGGCTCCCAACCATGGGGGACGAGATTGGGTTGTTTTTACTAGTAAGATTGATGGTTCAAATGACTACCTAACATTGAATTCAACAGATCAAGCAACTAATTCTACTCAAAGCATACCAACAGCCACTACGTTTACCTTTAGCGGGAGTGGAACCCCACCTAATAGTAATATAAATGGGTCAGTACCTTATGTTAGTTACCTCTTCGCAACCCTACCCGGCATATCTAAAGTAGGTACTTATAGTGGAACTGGTAACGCAATCAACGTTGACTGCGGTTTTACAAATGGTGCAAGGTTTCTATTAATTAAATCTGCAGTCGGGAGCGAAAGCGCGGGTGGTAAATGGTACGTTTGGGATACTTTACGTGGAATTAGTAGTGGTAATGATCCATACTTCACTTTGAACCAAAATGCAGCCCAAGTAACAAACCAGAATTACGTTGGCCCACTTGCTGCCGGTTTTACAGTTACTTCATCAGCCCCTGCTGCCCTAAATGCAAGTGGCAACACCTACTTATTCCTCGCCATTGCATAATATATGGAACTAAGGGTTAGAGAAACTGGTGAAGTCATTAGTGAAAGAGATTTATATTATAAGTATCCAAGTATTTCTTTCCCTAAACCATTGACACCATATGTTATAGACACATATGGTCTTGAGGTTATTCTTGAGGGACCACAACCACAAACTACTCCACCATATGAAACTGTTGTAAGACAGGGTATTGAGGAGATTAAAGGTAAGTGGTTTACTAAGTATGTGATTGGTCCTATCTTCACTAATCAAGAAGACGAGGACTCATATAGATTAAATATTGATACTCAAGCATCTGAGGGTATTAGAAATAATAGAAATAGTTTAATATCAAAATCTGACTGGATGGGTTGTTCTGATGTTGTGATGAGTGATGAGTGGAGAGAATATCGTCAAGAACTGAGAGATATTACAATTCAAGAAGGTTTTCCTCATAATGTAGAGTGGCCCGAAGAACCAACCGGTTTTAAATCTTTTTGATTGATATAAATAACTAAAAAGTAATAGCTGAGATGACTAGGGCTAG